CTTCTCTCAATGCTTGACAAGTTATCAAATACTTTGTTTCATGATTTTACTGGTGCTGAGCCTAACGTGACTTCGGTCACGAGACGGCCAAAGGTTGTAGATCATGGAGGAACAGGTGTTGGGAATCGTGTGACCTTATCACCTCTAAACTTTAGCAAGGATTTCTACGCTGGTGATCATCAAACAGACGCTAGCGGTATAGGCTTATTTTGTGATGATAGGTGTTGCTATGCGTATCGGTTTGATAAAGACCGACTCGCTCGCATCGCCTATAATTACAAGAGACAGCTTTGGGAGCAGGGACAGCGATTGGGTTACACCTTGGCTGCTTCTTGGGTTCTTTTTGTTGTGGTGGCTATCATGGCGGTCGTTTTCTTTAGAAAATGGCGGTATGTGGCCAGACAGGTAGATCGGTTTGCTAGAGACCTACAGCCTTTAGCGGGGATGCTTATCTGCACTCTCTTGACGGTGGTACGATGTGCCGCTGAAGAGATAGGTGATGTGCTTCTAAGCGAAGAGGCTGTGGAAAACGTTGTAGGGGTTGTTGCCCCTAAGTTTTCTTTTTCCAAATGGTGGGAATGGTTTTCTGGAATAACGTGGGCTACTATAATGCACATATTTCCGGCTATGATAATATTTTTATTATTAGTTGGGGCTAGTGTTGTTTTGTACCCTGTTATGAAGTTTGGCGTTTTCCCCTTGATTGGATTATGTTGTAAGATGTCTGTTCGTGTGGCGAAATGGATATTGTCAACTTGCTGTTGTGCAGCTTTTTGTGCCGGAAGGCCATTTGTGCTGTTGCGACAGTGTTGTAGAGAAACATGGTTGGACTGGTGGGTTTGTATGAAATATTACAAAGCGGACAGGAATATCACGTTGGCTCCTACATTGGAAGAACTGGAAACTATCACGATTGGAAAGTCGAATTTTCAGTCTGATGAGAAAGGAATATTTTTGCAGCACGGGAGTGCTAAGATATATCTCGATCTCAAAGACGGAGATAATGCTGCCCAATTGATGCTCAACTCTCAACCCACTCGAATTTCGGGGAGAGAGAAGGAAACTGTGTTGAACTCATCGAAGTTTTACAAAGTTGACGTGTACCCACCGTTTTTGGGACAATTCAGAATCGGAACTACCATAATAGGTTATTTCTCGCGAATTCCTTTTCGAGGAGATGACGACTGTTTAGTTACAGCTTGTCATGTTCTTGATTATAATAGAACGGGGGATATAGTTATGGCTAATGGAGACAAGCAAATACGCTTGGCTGATTTGGATGTAAAAATAGTGGCGTACTCGTCTCCTGGTGAAATGGATTTTGTTGTGATGCGGTGTCCGAGTAAGGTGTTTAGTATGCTAGGGCTCAAAGTTGGAAAAATATCCCCAAGAGCTGCTTCGGGCAGTCCTATATCGATATATCAACATCGAGTGGTGGTGAAAGAAAACTTGAAAGCGGTTAGCACTGGATGTATAAGTAAGGACAATAGGCCTTGGTTTATACAACACGGTGCTTCAACTTTCCCAGGGGTCTCCGGATCGCCTGTGTTGGATATGCGCAGTCACATTGTTGGAATACATGTGGAAGGAGGAGAATCAGTTGTTAATTACGCTGTGATACCACCTTTCTTTCGTACGAGCAATGCTAAGGAAACGGCTGCAAAAACAGACATAGTCGAAGAGGATGAAGCTAGTTTGGGAGGTGAAGATGGTGGACGCGGAGAAGGATGGCACGAACAAGAGGGCGAATCCGACGAAGGCGGCGATGCTTATGCAGAAGAAGAAGCAAACGATGCTTATTACTCTTTCGTAATGGAGAGAGCTAATCAGAAGTTTGAACGTGCTAAAGGCAAGTCGTGGGCAGAACAAATGGACGATGCCGATGCTGTGGTTGAAGGAGAAGTTGACGACGACGAGAAGGAAGAGTTTGTTAAGAATTATTTAACTTATAGAGCTCGAACAAATCGGAGTGGTTGGCGGAAAGTCAAGAAGGGTCGATATGTCAAGGAAAGCCCATGGTCTTGTGTGGCGTGTGGTCACCTGCACTTGCATCATGCTGTTAGTTGTAGCCTGTGTGGTAAACCTGTTATCCCTCACGATGTTGCTGTTGTTACTGCTAGTGCTGTATCTGCTCACTTAGATCGGATAGCGGCGCGTGGAAATTTAACGACAGAGGAAAAACTTGAGCCCAGTGCTCCTAGTCTCCCACCAGAAATGGTGTACGAGATAAAGGCGCATATGGACAAGATAATCGAAGAGGCGAAACACCATTGGATAGTGGAACAAGGCTTTAATCACAAACCCTTTGAATGTATAAAAGATCATTTTGAAGGTGATGTGTTAAGATTTGCAAAAATGGAGCAATCCATGGCTGCTTTGGATACCAAGTTCTTAACTATGGACTTAAAACTAGCTGAGTTGTTGCGGTTAAATGCTAAGGAGCATACAGCCGAGAAAAATCAGCATGGAATACCTGGCGTGATGCGACTGAAGAAAGACCGTAAGACCGGACAGGAAACGTTAGTGGTGGACCAGAAACTTGGAATAAATCCTCAGACTGGAGACTCGAAATTGGTGCCGGCTTTGCCTCTTTTGTCTATGCCTGTGAAGGTTATAAAGACGAAGGAGGAGGAAGCAAAGGCTGCTAAGAATAAAGCTAGACGGCTGAAGAGAAAGGAAAAGAAGAAGGATGAAGTCAAAACTAAGGAAACGGTTGCGACTTTAAACTCGATAGCCCCCTTGGTTGGGGGCATTATATCGAGTGGAAACCACCAGTAAAATTTTCAGAGAGGTCGGAGGAGGTGGGGAAGAGTGAATGTTTCTTTCAAGGTGCAGGTAGTACAAAAGAAAGTGCTATGTGGTGCAAGGCAAAGGAATTGAAACCTTCTCTGGGGAAGTACGGATGGCCTAGTAGAGATGCTGAGAGTGAAAAGAAGAGTTTTCGGTTGCAGTGTGATAGGCATGTAACGTCTGATTCTAGATATCAACCTAGCGAGGAAGAAATAAAAGACTCGGATAAGAGAGTGTTGCATAAGTATTTGCGACATTTGATTCCTGACTTTTGGCATGACTTGTGTTATGATTCCTTGAACGAGGCTATAGAAGTGTTTAAGAATTATCTTAAGGCTGATTCAACTCCGGGAGTCCCGTATGCTATGATGGCGAATCGAAATGATAAGCTGTTAGAAGCAATGGGATCCCGTTTTAATGATTTGGTTATAGAGAGAATTAGTAACATTCTCAATACCTCGGAAGAAGATATTAAACTTATGTCACCAGAAAAGTTAGTGTCCGAGGGTTTAATGGATCCAGTGAGAATCTTTGTAAAAGGAGAGAATCACAAACTTGCGAAGTTGGTAGAAGGACGAGTTAGGCTTATTCATTCTGTTTCGCTTGTTGATAAGTTTATTGAAATGTTGTGTATACGACATTTGTGTAAGCTTGAAATAGCGAACTGGATGGATATACCTTCTAAACCTGGAATTGGATTCTCACATGAAGACAATGAAAGGGTTTACTTGGATGTGGTGTCAAAACCTGGAATGAAATCTACGGATATTGAAGCTTGGGACTGGAATGTTGATGAATGGCAAATACTGGATGACGCTGAGGCGACTATTAAGTTGTGTGCTAATCCAACTGAACAGTGGAAAGCGGTCATAAGAAGAAGTGCGCTTATGGAGTGCAAATCTCTCTATCAATTTAGTGACGGGACTTTAGTTAAGTGTAATTTCAACGGCATAGTTAATTCTGGAAAGTTTAAAACAAGCAGAGGAAACTCATTTATGAGAAAACGATTAGCTGACTTGGTTGGAGCTGAACATTGTAACTCTGCCGGGGATGACACTACTGAAAGTGGAGTCGAGAATGGAGTGGAGAAGTATGCGAAGTATGGATTCAAAATCAAGGCGTATGACGATATAATTGACAGCTTTGAGTTTTGTAGTAGGATTTACACAAAGACGGGCTCATGGCCTGTCAATGCGGAAAAGATACTTATGAACTTGTTGCACACAACACCGAAGAATCAAATCGAGTTCAGGATGTATTTAGCTGGTTTCATCAATGATATGCAAGAGCACCCCGAGTTCAATGAGTATTTGGATCTTATCAGGAGTGTCGGATATTTTGAGCTGGTGGGGGCTCAAGAAGAATTGGATGGCGATGACTCAACAACAACAACAACAACGGAAACGGGCTAAGGCTCGTCGAGCAGCTGCGGAGAAGGAAAACTTCGCTCCCGCTCTAACACCTGCGCAATTTGAAAATCGTAAGATTAAAAATCAACAACGAAGAATGCGTAGGCAGATCAACCAAAAGAATAGAAGCTCTATGCTTCGTGCAGCGGGTATGCCAGGCGTGTATCCATTGCCGGGGAGTGCTGACACTGGAATGCGGCGGTTTAACCGGGTGCGCTTGAGTCCAGGTGATTCTATCACCAAAGAAGGATTATCCTTCTTAAAATGTGCTTTCGCGCCACCTGACTTCGCAACCAGTGACGTGGCTGGGGTTCCTGATGACTTCCGAGGAAGATCATTAGTGAAGAAGCACCGTTTAGTCAGTTCCCTGTCAATCGGTGCTAATACTGATACGTACCTGCTACTCCTACCTACACCTGGAATAGCTTTTTGGCAAACAAACTCAGCTTCGAATGTGCTAGTACCTGCGGCATCGGCGTTTAATGGAACAAATTATTCCGATTTCGGCACGATGTTTGGAACATCAGCAACTACGGCTGATATGGTTACAAAGTTTCGATATGTATCAAATCATATTGAACTTATACCAACAGTCAACCAAATGAACTGGTCTGGAAATATCCAATGCTGGAAAATGCCTGTAACATTAATGGAACGGCAAACGTTAGTTGGAGCCGTCGATGTGGAGGCCTTGACTGTGTCAGGCCTTAACGGCGTCAATGCGGTTAATGGCGATCAGTATACGGGACCCGTTAATTTGGGAGTGTATTCTGCTTGTTATAATACTGGGGCGAAGTTCGACTTTCAGCCTATCATGGAAAACAGAGTTGAAGTTCCAGCCACTCAGGTGGTTGGAGTTGACTTTGGGCAGTTATCACCGCCTGTGGCCTTTACGGGCTTAGACGGGCAGTTTGAAGCGCTGGTCATTAAGATAGCTGGAGCTGGAGTAAACCCCAATAACACCTTCATTGTAAAGACGTGGGCCTGTGTGGAGTATCAGGTTAATCCTGGCAATCTCATTTATGAGTTTGCTTCGATATCTCCATGCGACGAGCTCGCCTTGCGTTTGTATCGCGAAGTTATCCTCAACTTGCCAGTTGGGGTTTCCTTCGTTGATAACGAAACTTTTTGGATGCGAGTGTTGGGAATAATTCGCATGCTGACAGGAGCAGGTGCTGCGATACCTGGGCCAATAGGAGCTATATCAGGAGGAGTAAGTTCGATAGCTGGAGCTATACAATCTTATCTTTGATTTGCAACCCAGAATAAACTGTAAATTCAGAAGGAAAACTGTAAACCCCACCTCTTATGCATTGCTGACCGGAGTTCATTAGACTGTGTGCCTTTGTAGAGGCTATCAGGGGATTTGAAATTCGTGCGGCC